CACAACTTTCGCCGGAAAGGTTGTTAATACTGGTGGTATTGAAATTGACAACGTTGGTATTTCGTCCAATGTTATTGCAACAAGACAAGGTGGTGGAAACACCTTATACATTGACCCATATCCTGATGGTCTTAGCAACGAAGGTTTAGTCGTTGTTAAAGGTGACCTTCAGGTTGATGGTACTACAACTACCGTAAACTCTACGGCAGTAACCGTCAATGATGCCATTATGCGTGTTGGTGATACAACCAGCACAAGAACCGTAATGGTAACAGTTGGTTCAGGAACATCAACAATTGTTCTTGATTCTATTGTTGGTATTAACACTGGTGACGTTGTAGCTGGAACAAACATCGGTGCCGGAACATCTGTTCACTCATATGTTACTCCTGCAGGTGGAGTTGGTCTTGGCACAATCTTCTTGGATGCCAATACGTCTGGTGGAATCAGCACCACAACTCAACTGACAATCACCCATGCATATGACACCAATACCGACAGAGGTATTGCATTTGATTATAATACTTCGCTCGGAACCACAAATAAGAAAACTGGTTTCTTTGGTTTCGATGATAATTCTATTGCAACCAGTACGGCAGGTGCTTTGAATCATGGCACTCATGCCAACGATACTAGAAGATGGACTTATGTTCCTGATGCAACTATCAACAATGAAGTTGTAACTGGAACTAGAGGTTTCTTAGATGTTAAGGGTATCTATTATCAGTCTGGTGACTTCAGCACCAATGGTATTGTTTACTTTGACAATCAAGGTCTGCAGAGATCTACAATTGATCCCACTAATGCGAACGGAACAAGAACTTCTACCCAAGTTTTGACTGCCGTTACTGAAATTGTTCTTACTTTATCAGCAACTCATACATTTGCTGCTGGAGATCAAATCACTCAGCAAAGCAATAGTGCTGCATATGGTGTTGTTAAAACAAGCACATCTTCTTCAAACAGTGTAACACTTATTGGTGTTCAGGGTACATTTGATACTACAAATGATCTCGTTAAAAACGGGACCAGTATTTCGATTAACCCTACCGCTAATACGACTACATATACTAACAAGCCTACTTGGACTGATACACTGGATGGAGGAACCTTCTAAAGATCATGAGCAACCCTAATAATGATGTTGATGTGAATGTATTGATTAAACTTTATAATCAAAAACTGGCAACATTAGCAAATCAGAATGTATTGTTAGAGGCAAAGTTACAAACAATCATGCAAGATCACTTGGATGAAATGAGTAACATAGTTGCCGAAAAAAATGAAATTGAAGATAAGTATGAAAATCTAATGGCGGAAATAGAAGAGGAAGACAACTAAAATGGCAAAACCGTCCACCAAACAACAACTAATCGACTACGCATTGCGAAAACTTGGTGCTCCTGTATTGGAGATAAACCTTGATGACGATCAGATTGATGATTTGGTGGATGACACCATTCAACTCTTCAATGAGCGTGCATATGATGGTATTGAAAGAATGTATCTCAAATATGAGATAACTCAAGATGATATTGATAGAGGTAAAGCAACCGGAACAAGTGGCGTAGGCATCGTAACCACAACTGGAACATCTACAGCAATTAGTGGATATGGAACTACCTCTACTAATTTCTATGAGAATAGTAACTTCTTACAGATTCCTGAACCAGTAATCGGTGTAAACAAAATTTTTAAGTTTGATACTAGTTCCATCTCCGGTGGAATGTTCAGTATCAAATATCAATTATTCTTGAACGATTTATATTATTTCAATTCTGTTGAGTTATTGCAATTCGCAATGACTAAGACTTATCTTGAGGATATTGATTTCTTATTGACTCCAGATAAGCAGATTAGATTTAATAAGAATCAAAATAGACTATATTTGGACATTGAGTGGGAATCTCAAACAGCAGGAGATTTCTTAATCATTGATTGCTTTAGAGCACTGGATCCTGAGACATTCAGTGATATTTACAATGATAGATTTGTGAAGAGATACCTTGTTGCTCTTATGAAGAGACAGTGGGGTCAGAATCTAATCAAGTTCAGAGGAGTAAAACTTCCTGGAGGATTAGAACTTAACGGAAGAGAAATTTACGAAGACGGAGAAAGAGAGTTACAAGAAATTAAATCCAAGATGGCACTGGAGTATGAAACTCCTCCTCTTGATTTTATAGGTTGATGAGATATGGCATTAAATCCGTTTTTTCTACAAGGTTCACAGGGCGAGCAGAGACTAGTTCAGGACCTAATTAATGAGCACCTTAGAATCTATGGTGTTGAAGTAACTTATATTCCCAGAAAGTTTGTCGCAAGAGAAACGATTATGGAGGAAGTAACATCCTCCAAGTTTGATGACAACTTTTTGATTGAGGCATATGTAAATACGTATGAAGGGTATTCTGGATCAGGAGATATTCTTACAAAATTTGGAATGAGTCTGAGAGATGAAGTAACTCTCACATTATCAAAAGAAAGATTTGAAGACTTTATTGCACCATTCTTGGATGCAATGCCAGAGTCTGAAGTAGAGGTTTCTACCAGACCTAGAGAAGGAGACTTAATTTATTTCCCTTTAGGTCAAAGACTCTTTGAAGTTAAGTTTGTAGAACATGAGAAACCCTTCTATCAGTTGGGCAAAAATTATGTTTATGAACTGAAGTGTGAACTCTTTGAATATGAAGATGAAGTTATCGATACCGATATCGACGAAATCGATACTCAGATTCAAGATGAAGGGTTTATCACAACTCTCAACCTGGTTGGAACTGGAAGAACTGCAACTGCAACGGCAACCTTATCTCAGCCAACTGGATACATTCGGAAGATTATTCTTAACAACGATGGTAGTGGTTATAATACTGCACCTACCGTTGCCATCTCCACAGCACCGTCAGGCGGTGTTAATGCCACTGCAGTAGCGATTACTACTAGCATTGGTGGTGTTAAGTCTATTAAGGAGATTCTGCTTACTAACGCCGGTTCTGGATACGTTACACCACCATTGGTAACCATCCTAAACACAGGAACTGGTGGTGTTGGAGCAGCGGCAACAGCACTAATTGAGACCACAGGTAAAGGTGTTATTAACTTTACTGTAGTTGATGAAGGTGTTGGATATTCTAACTCCAGTCCGCCATTGGTTACAATTGGTGAACCCACTGGAAGTGGCACTACTGCAGTTACAAATGCAGAAGCAGTTGTATTTGATAGTAAGTTATCTTCTATTAGAATTAGAGATGCTGGTATTGGACACACAGTAGCACCAACAGTTACTGTCGGAAACCCAACTATCATTACTGGTATTGGTACATATCAATTTAACGAGATTGTCAAAGGAGTTACTTCTGGTACAGAGGCAAGAGTTAAGTCTTGGGATTCTGATACAAAAGTTCTCAAGGTTTCTATGGTTGGAATTGGAACAACCGTATCCGGATTTATACCTGGAGAAGAAGTAAGATCCACCGAATCTTTGGCGTTTATCACTAATGTTTCGTTTGGTGCAACCATCGGCATTCAAACAAATATTATCTCTGGCATAAGCACTGCTGGTATTTCTATCGCTGATGATATTGCAGATTCTGTAAACGTAATTGGTGCTGGTATAACCGTTAGTGCAATTGGTGCTGGTCAAATTACATTGAGTCAGAGCACTATTAACCTCACTCCCATCACACAGACTGTCTCCATCGGAACCACCACATTTACCACATACAGTGTTTCTACTTATGATGACCGTGATATATACGATGAGTATAGTGAAAATGATGAGTTTGAAGTTGAAGCAGACGACATCATTGATTTTTCACAATCTAATCCCTTTGGTACTTACTAATGTTAGGAACTTATTTTTATCACGAGATATTAAGAAAAACAGTAATTTCATTCGGAACACTGTTTAATGATATCCATGTGCGTCATGAAGGTGCCAATGGTTCCAGCATTAGTGATATGAAGGTTGCTCTTGCTTATGGACCTGTTCAGAAGTTCTTAGCAAGATTAGAGCAGCAGGCAGATCTCAATAAAGCAACTCAAATGAGTTTGCCCAGAATGTCGTTTGAGATGAATACAATACAATATGATGCATCCAGAAAATCTGGTATTACTCAAACATTCAAAGCATCTGATGGAACAAACTTAAGAAAGGTATTCATGCCTGTTCCATATAACATTGGTTTTGAACTTAATATCATGACCAAGTTAAATGATGATGCACTTCAGATTGTGGAGCAGATATTACCTTACTTCCAACCATCTTTCAATTTAACTGTTGATTTGGTAAGTGTTATTGGAGAGAAAAGAGATATTAGCGTAGTTCTTGATAGTATCTCATTTCAAGATGATTATGAGGGAGACTTCTCTACAAGAAGGGCTTTGATTTATACTTTACAGTTTACCGCCAAAACTTATCTCTTCGGTCCCGTTGCCGATACTCCTGAAGGTCTCATCAAGAAAGTTCAGGTTGATTATCATACAACCACTGATAGAGAACTTGCAAGAAGACAGGTTAGATATGCGGTTACTCCTAAGGCATTAAAAGACTATAATGATGATAATGTATGCGTATTAAACGCCAATATCACTAAGACCAAAACTAGACTCACAATTAATGATAGTTCTAATTTAGCGGTCGATGATCGAATCATTATTGACAGTGAAATTATGCGAATTGATGAGATTATAGATGCACAAACTATCGCAGTTAAGAGAGGTATAGATAATACTGTAGCAGCACCACACATTGCTGGATTAAATGTAGATAAACTAACTGCTGCCGATGATGCTCTCGTCGATGTAGATGATAGTTTCGGATTTAATGAAGTTAAAACTGAATTCTTTGACTCTACAACATTCAATCCTGCATCTAGAACTGATTCATAATAGTCATGAACACTAACTTTGATAAAATTGACGAAGCACTCAAT